TTCGAGCCGACATCGAGTGCATGGGACACGTATACATTCCCTTCCGCAGAAATGACATCTTCCGATAGGTCATCTATCACGACATTCGAGCCGACATCGAGTGCATGGGACACGGACACATTCCCAGTGGCTACGATGACATCTTCAGCCAAATCGTCTATGACGACATTTGAACCAATGTCCAATGCATGGGATACAGAAACGTTCCCAGTGGCTACGATGACATCTTCAGCGAGGTCATCGATCACGACATTCGAACCAATGTCCAATGCGTGAGACACCGAAACGTTCCCAGTGGCTACGATGACATCTTCGGCTAAATCATCTATGGTGACGTTTGAACCAACATCAAGTCCTCTAGAAACTGCGACGTTCCCAGTAGCCACGATGACATCTTCAGCCAAATCGTCGATGACTACGTTTGAACCGATATCCAAAGCGTGAGACACCGCGACGTTTCCAGTGGCCACTATCACGTCTTCACTGAATTCATTTATCAACACGTTTGAACCCACGTGTATGTGTTCCGATGCATACATACCACCGATGACAGACACGACATTTGATTGAAGCGTGTCGATGAAAACATTTGGACCCACAGTGAGTTTACGAGACGCGTGTATGTTTCCTTGAACAGAAATTTTATCACTCGCGAGTGTGTCTATGGTCACATTTGAACCAATGGTCGATTTTCGTGTCGTGTGAGTGTTCCCCGTAGCCACGATGACATCTTCGGCGAGGTCATCAATTACGACATTGGAACCTACGTCTAGCCCTCTAGAAATCGCGACATTCCCCGTAGCCACGATTACATCTTCGGCGAGGTCATCAATCGCGACATTAGAACCAACATTTACTGCTCGGGAAGTGTATGTGTTACCTGTCACATGTATGACGTTATCCACATCATCATCTATAACGACATTTGACCCCACGGTAGCGCGCGTCGATACATCGAGTGTGTTAGACACGTCAAGGTCACCATACACCTTCATTTGTATCAAATTGGATGTATCCGGTACCAAATCGACTCCAGATGCATCGCTTTGTGTGAAACCGACCATGAATTCATTTTCGTGTCCACGATAACCCAAACCTACATTTGTTCCGGGTTTGGTCATGATAACACCCATATCCGTCGTCCCAAGTGTGTTATTGTTCGCGAGTTCTATGATTGCGTCATCCATCACCACATTTTCTGTGCGAATAGAAGTCACTACACCCGTAACTTCCAAGTTTCCGGATACGCGTGCATCTCCGGTGACACGCAATTCACTTGTTTTAGTAGTACCAGTGACGTTTAGAATCACATCACCCGTGTCGTCTACATATAAATTTGAACCCACATCTAAAGTGTGTGTGGGTGCGCTATTTGAAATACCAGTTTTAGTGGATTCGGTAATAAATGCGGTTTCGCCCCTGAAAATCATTGTATTCGACGTGACATTACCGTTTATGGTTACGTCTTCTAAATCAAAATTAAGTACATCCGATGCCAAAACACCAGAGTCCATAATCTCTTTAGTTGTCGTGTTATACGTCATCATCGTAACGTTTGTATCAAACAAATCGGGTTGTTCTCGGAGAGGTGTCATGTACACCGCCCCGGGTATGCTCGCATCTATTTGAGCATTACTCGCGTTGAATACAATTGTATTTTCCGCCTGGTCGTCTGTGCAGTTCTTACCAAACCTAATTTTGGTGGATCGCTCCACCGTCGGTAAGTTCTTAACCATTTAATATAGTGTTGCATTTTAATTTGCATAAACAAGTCCCGCCATACCGTTTTGTATACGTAATATGTTGTAATTTACTGCATATATTGGGTCACGGATTGGTGCATTTTCGCTCATGATTTTTGCTGAATCGAGTCTACTGAAATTTAACGTACCTGTGGGTTGAAGAGAGCTCGTAGATAAGCAAAAGCAATACAAAAAGAAATCTGGAGACGTGACAAAATTCGTGTGATAATAATTCATTACATCTATGTAATGTGGTTTACCCCACCTGTATTTACCAACATCTAAACCATTAATATTCAATTTAACCTTGTTTGTCGTGGAAGTCAATGCACCTTCCGTCGTCGTATCGGAAGACGCGAGATACTTTACTGGGTGATTAAACGTGAGTTCTTGTATCGTTTCACCAGATGGAATGTTCTTTTGCACTTGTGTTATCAACATTTCGTGATTTCTGGATACGAGGTTTCCTCGCTCTTCGTTGTCCAAATAATAATAGTTTGCATACATTTCTACATTGTAGTTTCCGGCGTCTGGCCCCCAATGTATGCGCATTTCAACATCGTGATAATGTAAAGCTACGATCGGTAAAGCGCATTGAGGACCTTCACAAAAGAAGAATCTAAATGGATAAAAATAAGAACGGGCGCTCACACCCGGGTGTGTTCCGTTTGAGCTCTTAGATACATTTTGTGCAAACGTATCGATGGCGATTTTTTCGGTAAAAATGCCATCTTGTGCGTCAATGACATGCCCCCCTATCAATATTTCAGCCTTTTCGACAATTCTGTCCCATCTTTGGGTATCGAGTGCTTGATTGTTATCATCCAATGTGAGATACACGTATCCCAATAAATCACCAGTTTTTTCAAACTTTACTGATGACATAGCGTTACTTTTCACATTCCCCTGTATGGTCTGCTTCTCGACGGACTGTGAAAAATTTGAATGCCGTTTAAACGTCGACGAGAAAAATGAAATCTCTGGCTCACCCATGATGTGTTCATCTTGGGCTCCGATGGCTATCAATTGAACGACACCCGCCGACATTTATAATAATAAAAGGTAAAAAATGTACGTACCTAACGCCCAGACTCTACGAAGGGCATGTTCCTGTTTTTGCAGACAAATTTAAAAACAAAAAAGTTGTCGGCGCCATCCGTGATGGTGGCGCCATTTTCATCCCTGAGTGTAAACGTCAATCTATCGAGTTTTCTGATTGGCGTGACATACTGAGATAACACGTCGTATTCGTTTTTGAATACGATTGGATTGGAACCACCCTGAATCAATGTACCGAAGCCATTGTTCAAAGTGGTCATACTCGCTTGACCTTCAAAAACATTAGAAGTTCTTTGTGCGAAATTCGTGTTTAATTCATTGATCGATATGTGACACACATTAGAACCAGCTGCATCAATTCTCGCAGTGGAGAGTCGAGCTTGGACGATGTTTTCGAGTGGCTGGGTCAAGTGCACTGTGAAAGTATTTTTACTATCTTGGCCGATGGTATCCACCGTTATGGAATGATACTCATACTCAAAATCTGGTAATTGTGCACGCGTAGCAGTCACAAGACTCATTTACAATAGCTTAGATTAAAGATCCACCAATTCCACCGACAATCTTGGCGTCAGCGCTTCTGCGAACGAACGCTTGGTCACCACAGATACCACCTGGAGACAAAGACTTGGTGTAGTACGCGGAGTCCTTGGATCCTGGAACACACTCGATCTTGTGCTCCAAGTCAAAAATGGATTCGGCAGCGCCTTCGGGGGCTGGTTCGATGTTGATTGGTCTGGGCTGGTACCCACTGCGAACACCCGCGAAGGTCACGATGACCGACAAGAGGCAGAACACAATGACGATGGCCGTGAGGGTGTTTCGGTTTGTGGCGTTAAGATTCATTTATTATGTATCCAACATTTTTATATAAAGTGCGTTAAAGAATTTGGATTACTTTCAAAGTACAGAGTAATGGACGGTGAAATCGTGCTCGACCGGAGTCATGGTCATGTCATGAAACTAGATGATGATGAACAGGCGCTGATGGATGAGATTGAGATTGAAGCCCCGCGTCCACGTTCTGCCAAACTTGTACCCAAACCAAGTGTGTATCGCCCACCACAGCGTGCGGCACCAGAAGTTCAAGAAGACATCGATGCCTTCGCGAATCCAACGAAACAGAGTGCTCCTCCACCACCACAAGACGAACCAGTCGATTACGGTGAATACGAAGAGGAATACGAGCAGCAGCCATACATGCAGGGTGATTACGCCATGCAAGAAGAAGAACGTCCGTCTCCTGGATACAAAAGCATAGACGAGGAGAAGGCGGATCTCGTAAACAAGCTCAGTCGTCTCGAAAAGAAGGGGTTCACCGTGAATAAGCGTCTCAATGTGTACTCGAACATTGATGATCTTAGAACCGAAGTGAAGAGAATTACCTATAGTATCGATGTAGACAAGTCTATCAAGTTCTCCAGGCGTATGCTCATCGCGTGTGTCACAGGCCTTGAGTTTTTGAATAAGAAGTATAATCCATTTGAGATTCAACTCGAAGGCTGGTCTGAAAACGTGATGGAAAACGTAGACGACTACGATGAGGTGTTTGAAGAACTTTACGTCAAGTACAGAACGAAGATGCACGTCGCTCCAGAAATCAAGCTCGTGATGATGCTCGGTGGTTCAGCGATGATGTTCCACTTGACGAACAGTATGTTCAAATCCGTGATGCCTAACATGAATGATATTCTCAAGCAAAATCCAGGACTCGTGCAAAACATGGTAGATGCCGTGAAGAACACGACACCGAGAGGTGCGACGGAAGCGCCATCCAGTGAACCATCGGGTGAACGCTACGAAATGAAGGGTCCTGGTATCGATATATCCAGCTTGATGGGTAACATCATGATGCCCCCGACACCACCCATGTCTACGTCGGCTCCACAGCCGATCCCACAAGTGGACGACGATGACGACGATGCAATTTCAGACATCGTAGAAGCCCCAGAAGAAGTTGAAGAGGAAGAGGACGTCAAGGAGGTCAAGGTCTCAGGAACCACTAAGGGAAAGCGTGGTCGTAAGAAGAAGTCAGTAGAAATAAATTTGTAAGCGTACAGTATAAATGATAGGGTACTGTCCCATCGAGGAAGA